TCTCCTGAGTTTGAGGAAACCCTTAGCCAGTACGAAACCGTTGGTCATTTGGTAAACTTCAATCGCCAGGTGGATGACTTTGTAGTTCCATTTCCCACCCCGCAACGAGCTGGTAGAGCAAGAGCAAAGACTAACAAACAAGTTAAGACTAACAAACGAGTTAAGAGTAACAAAAACGCAAAGACTAACAAAAACGCAAAGACTAACAAAAACGCAAAGACTAACAAAAGAGCAAAGACAAGAAGAAAGGGACAAAACTAGCGCAAAGGAAAAAGCAAAATTTAGAGGGATATATATGCGTACGAAAGAATATCTATCTCTCCATAATATAAATGATGGCAACAGAACAAATAGGAGGTCTGAAGTTATTGCATCCGAACAAAATGGGGTTCCAACCTTTATTTGATATGATCAGCAGTCCCAGTGCCCGCATTGGATTGCTTTCGTCGGGTTCGTTGAAAGGATTTCTTTTTACACTCGATGTCCCATCAGATGACGCGGAATACAATCAACTCGTCGGAAGAAACTTTAGAGAACCCGTCACCAGCTATATTTTGAAGGTAGCGATTCTGACCCCAGAGCGCGTGAGGCGGTTGGACCCTTTCAAAACGCTGCCTAAAGAGTCTGAAACGAAGAACAGTTATTTCGAGGAGGCCAAGTTGCAGCAAACCGTGTGGAAACGTTCTATTCAATCTGGTATCCAACACATTTGTCCCCCTATTGCCAATTTCTCTCTGTTTGACAGTGGGAATGCCCTCGGATTGTTGAAAGACTTGTCTGCAAGGACTTCTTCCAATCCCGAAATACAGGAGGTCCTGGATTATATATTGCGGTACTGCAAAGCCGGATGCCATCTGGGAGTGATTGTCATGCCCAATGTACAAGACTCGGTCACACTGAAGAAGCTAAAAGAGATGAACACCAAAAAGGAATCGCTCGGCAATAAAGTTCTGGTCAACGAGAAGGTCGTGATAAATGCCGTCGCATGTGTGTGTGCAAAACTCGCTGCGCTTTTCATCGTCATTCATGTCATCCATTTTGATTTACACGACAACAATGCCTTGGTCTATGAGACACCCGATGACAACCTGGATTGCCAACTCATAGATTTTGGGCGCGCATCCGATTTGCTCAGCGAACAAGATGACAAATACTTGATCATCCTGTTGAAAAACAAGTACAGCAAAAGAACCGCCGAAATGTTCAGACGCAAAATGCAGGCTCCCGCAAGAGATGAAGACGACAAACGTGAACGAATACAAGAGATAATGGAATTTTTAAATGCGATAGACGAAGAGAACAACATGAAGCAACACAAGAGAAACCATGCGCAAATGACGCGGTTGTACAAAATATTTAACGACCCACATGTGGGGCCCATGGTTCAACTGAAGACGTATGACAATCTGCATCGATTGATAGAAAATATGGATTTAGTTGTGGAGCCAGAGAGAGTGGAACAGTACGAAAAGATTGGTCACTTAGTAAACTTCAGTCGCAAGGTCGACGCTTTCTTCGTTCCCTTTCGGCAAATGAAGCCTTCCCCAAAGCTTACTCCCGTGATGTCACCGCTTCTGCAACCACATTCAAACTCAAAGCGCCGATTAGACAACGATTCGTTACAGATTTTCTCACCCATGCGAAAGAAAAAGCATCAAGAGGTCCCTACGGACCCATCAGAAGAAGTGCCTACGCTCTTGGACAATGTGGAAGAAGAAGATATACCTACTTTGCTGGACAGATGGTCCTTTCCTGAAGCTAAAGCACGCTATAACGGAGGAGTAAAGACATGTCGTCGCTCCACGAAGAAATGGAAAGGCAAAAGAAAGTGGATGACACAAAGAAAGAGGACGACGACACAAAGTAAGAGGACGACGACACAAAGAAAGAGGATGACGACACAAAGTAAGAGGACGACGACACAAAGAAAGTGGACGACAAAAAGAAAGAACAAAGTCAACTACTTTAGTAAGTTATAAATAGAATATTATTAAGCTTCCATATAGATATAGATATAGATATATGAGCGAGACGGAGAGAATACCCAAACGCATCTTCATTGTTCCTTACCGCAACCGCATTCAGCACAAATTCTTTTTTTGCAAATACATGAGTTTCATCCTTGAGGACAAAGACGACTATGAAATCTTGTTTGCACACCAATGCGACGCCAGAACCTTCAACCGAGGAGCGGTGAAAAACATCGGATTTCTGGCTGCACGCAACAAGTACCCTCACCACTACAAAGACATTACCTTTATTTTCAATGATGTCGATACCATCCCTTTTTCCAAGATTTTTGACTATGAGACCACCCATGGTGTGGTCAAACATTATTATGGATTCAAATACACCCTAGGTGGGATTGTGGTCATGAAAGGAGCGGACTTCGAGAGAACGAATGGGTTTCCTTGCTTCTGGGGATGGGGCATGGAAGACAATGTGTTGCAAAAACGGTGTGACCATATAGGATTGGTAACCGACCGCAGTGTCTTCTACAACATAGGCAGTCCTGAAATCTTACAATTGTTTGACGGCATTTCGCGCATCATCTCGAAGAAGGACCCTTGGCGAGGTGAGTACGATGATGGAGTGGATGGGTTACGGACCATTTCGCAACTCAAGTATACCATCGACGACAAGTCGGACAATCCCACCGACAACATTTTTGTGGTGTCAAACCCTCACATTCGTGTGGTCAATATCAAGACCTTCCTTACTCATATTCCCTTTGGTACGGAGGAGTACTACAACTACGACCTGAGAGAACCGAAGCGCAAAATCATCAATCCGGACAAGATTAAGGAGACCAAGAAAACGATGGTCAACACCACGGATTGGTCCAATATTCCTCACTATCCCACCACGAGGGAGAGGAGAGAAAATGTGGCCAAGTACTTGATGCAAATGGGGCGTCAGGTACCGCCAGAATTGTTACGAAAGATTCAAGAGGACAAACAGCGTGAAATCCAAGAAGATGTCTTCAACAATCATCTCGCTCAAAGGGAAGAGGAAGAGCAACAAGAACCACCACCTCCTGTACGATTTGTGCAGCAACCACGTGTGTACAGACAACCCCATTTTGGTGCTGCTGGTCCACCTCGACCTCCGCCTCCGCCTCCAAACAAGTACTCGCCACAATATGCTGCCTATGTCGGTGCGAGACCACGAGCCCAAGCGAGTGCCAAGGTGCGTTTAGGGGGTGTCTATTGATGCCTTTTTCCAGACATACACCATTTCCGTGTAATCATTCTGACGTTTGGACTTCTTCAACGGGAACACCTCGTGCGCAACGCCCAGCATTTTCTGCAACACATTCTCGTATACTTCTTTGCACACGTTGATGATGAAATGACCTCCGTTTCGCAGATGCAAATAGCTCTTGGAAAAAACCGGGGTATAAAACAACTTGTTCATCTCTTCTTTGGACCCATAGGACACACCGTGTGCGTATTTTTCAATGAAGTAATAAGGGGGAGATGCAAAGACCGTGTCGTACTCGATGGTACTGTAATCAAAGGTGGCTGCATCGGTAAACCACAGCCCGAATTCAGTGGCCGCCGATTTGGTGCGCAAATAGGTCACCATGCGGTCGTATGGTTCTTGCAAATCGCGGTTGAGTTCGATGCCATAATGCGCATGCAACTGAAGGGCAGCCGCGGCCACGGTTGAACCGCCCCATCCAGCGCAAAAGTTCAGCACTCGTTTGGCGTTGTATTTCGTATACAACTCCATGCAATTCAATGGTCGCATAATGTTGATGGCACTGATACAGATATTGTATACCTCCTTCAATACTTTGTGCTCATGTTTCGTCTTGTTTTTGTTTTTGACCTCTTCATAATATTTCAACATGGTCTGGATGAATTTTTTCTCTCGAAAGTGTTCTAGATTGGCTAAAAACTCAAAATAGTTGGCATCGTATTTGCCTTTCGTTTCCAGGCGAGCCACGAAGGTAAAGTAGTCGACGACGTTGTTGCCCAGTTGCGACCGTTGAGACAATGTACCGGCCGCCTTACCTATTTGCATGAGGTTGTTCATTTCTGTGTCCATATCCTCAAACGAAATGTTTTTGATGTGGCTGGCTATTTCTCTCTTCTGTTCTGGAGTAAAACTCTCTTTGACAAGCGAGTCCTTTTTGTGCATAATATATACACTTAAATAGAGATTTCGTTTTAATTGAATTTCTGTAAAAGAGAGAAAATGGAGAGAAACCAAAAAAAGAGAACAAATAAAACCCAATTTTCTATGAGGAATGTAAAGAAAAACACCCTTTTTACACTACATCCATGTAGGGAAAATCTATGTTTTTCGAAATAATGGCTCAAAAAACATCCCCTACATATGTAGGGACTTTTCTCTCTTTATGGAAATGGAAAAGTATTTTGACTTTTGAAAAATGGACAAAAAAAATGTCCAAAATTGATTTGCCAAAAATCTTCTTACTGACGAATTTTTTTGACTCGATAGTGAAAATTTATGGTCTTGTTTGAAACGACAGTTTGTTTTTTTGTTACGATACTTTTTTTATAAAAAACATAAAGATATTTTCTCATGGAAATAAAATGGAACTTTCTGGAAATGCTTTTATGCCAAAATTATGCTCGAAATTTTATTGCGAAAAATGTGACTATGGAACGTGTAAAAAAAGTAGCTACTCCAATCATTTGTCATCCGCTAAACATGCCCTCAGTCTCAGTGGAAATAAAATGGAACTATTAGGAAATGCTTTTATGCCAAAATTATGCTCCGACAAAAAGTCGTGTCCAAAATGTCAAAAAGAATTTCAAACTTCTGCTGGATTATGGAAACACAACAAACGATGCGTCGAAGAGAAAAACATCGACACCATACAAGAAATAGCCAAAAGCATTTCCGACAAAGATGAACTCATTATGTTCTTGATTAAAGAGAATTCCGAATTCAAAAGCATTATCATTGACCAACAGAACAAGATGTTCGAACAGCAGAACATCATGCTCAAGGTATTGGAGAATGGTACGACCACCAACAGTCACAACACTACGACTACACACACCAACTCACACAACAAGGCATTCAATCTGCATTTTTTCTTGAATGAGACCTGTAAACATGCCATGAACATCACCGAGTTTGTGGATTCCATTAAAGTCCAACTGTGTGACCTGGAAAAGCTTGGGGAAGTGGGTTACGTGGAAGGAATTTCCAACATCATCACGACCAACCTCAAGGCATTGGATGTCACTCAGCGACCGGTTCATTGCACGGACAAGAAGAGAGAAATCATGTACATTAAGGACCAAAACCAATGGGAGAAACAGGACGAGAACAAGAGTAAGTTGCGCAAGGCTATCAAGAAAGTGGTTGACAAAAACATACGGTTGCTTCCTCAATTTAGAGAGAAATATCCAGAGTACAAGAATTCATCTTCCAACGTCTCTGACAAGTACGATAAAATGGTGGTAGAAGCGATGGTGTGCGATACGGACAAGGACGACAAGATAATACGAAGTATTTCTCATCATACCACCATTGAAAAACTAATGAAGTAAAAGGAAAATACCCATTTAAATACTTTCCTTATACAAACAATATATTGGCATAGTGTATGAAATCCATCGGCGACATAGAGCACACACATTTTATCAACCTTCTCTCTCGTCCAGACAGAAGGGTTCATGTGGAAAATCAGTTGCACACCATCGGCATCCGGTCACCCCAACGTTTCAATGCCATCAAAATGGATAGTGGGGCAGTTGGTTGTAGCATGAGTCATCTGCGCATTCTGGAGGACGCCAAGAAAAACGACTGGGACCATGTCCTTATTGTGGAGGACGACATTTTGTTCACCAATCCTTCCTTGTTTGTCACCCAGTTCAATGCCTTTCTCTCTCGGCATGGAGACGATTTTGATGTCGTTTTGATTGCGGGCAACAATTTTGGTCCATTTAAGCAGGTAGACTCTACATGTGTTCGCATTACGAAATGCCAAACCACCACAGGTTATTTGGTGCGGAAGCATTACTACGACACCCTTATTCAAAACATCAAAGTGGGATTGCTTCATTTGATGAGAGAACCGCACAAACATAACCTTTATGCCATTGACAAGTACTGGTTGCGGCTGCAAGAGCCAAACAAATGGTTTCTCATTACGCCCCTGACCGTGACCCAACGAGAGGATTACAGCGACATTGAACATCGCCCAACCAACTATTCGAATGTCATGCTCACCTTGGACAAAGCGGCTATCTTACAGCGGCAGCGTGATGCCAAAACCCTGAGGTCCATTGGCATTTTTCAGTTTCAATAATCCATTCAATCTATGCGGAGCATCTGTTTGATACCTTGGACGTACCTTTGTGGATACATATTGATGACCCCATTGTGCTCTGCATGAATTTGTTTGCCCATGTCTGCACGGCAAGTGCCGTCGTCTGCTGGAAGGACGACCTTGCGTTTGCGGTATGTCTCTTCGGATTGGAACACGTAGTGTGCGACGAAGGCTGGGGCACGCGTATAATGCAAGGAGAGTGGATTGAAGCAGCCAACGCCTCGTAGGGGTTGATAGGTAATCCCCACCATTTTCTGCGGGTCTATCATGCGATAGTAATGTGGATTGTCGGAGAAACGCACTGCATGGGGACGCACAAACGTCTTGACATGCTGGTTCAGCATGGGGTCTGAACGTATGTAATGTTCAAGCAGAAGTCCGTTTTCGGGTTCTTTCACCAAATAATTCGAGCCAAACATCAGCCAGTTGACCCCTACCGAGTCGGCATTGGAATGGGTATTGAGAAAATGTTTGACACCTCTGTAGACAGGACTGAACATCAAAAATTCGTCTGCATCCAAGTAGATGAACCAATCCATGTTATAGAGCTTGGCAAGGGTGGTTGCTTGGTTCATGAGGGGGATTTTGATGTTTCCATCCGCTAAGGTAATGGGTTGCACAATGACTCTTTTGTCGAATCCAGCAAAGACTCTGCGCAAAGGGACCACGGATTTGTGGTCAAACAAGATAATCATGTCAAACCCAATCAGTAAATGGTGTGCTGCCCATTCTTTGATATGTTTTTCGTCTCGTGCATTGCAAAACAACCCTACACGTTGTGTGTTTCTGCGTCGTCGTTCTGCTTGCACAGTAAGTCGTCGTATTTGGCCAGGTTTATACATATTCATTTTTCAAAATCAATATATATAAGAAATACATTATATTTTGCATTTTGCATTTTACATTTCATATTTCATATTTCATATTTTGCCTTGTGACACCCACAGCGGAAAATCGCTTCGCTCAATGTCGGTGAAGAATTTGTTTGTTTCTAGGTGCAGCATGTGGTGTTTGAACACTGGGTCTAAATAATACCCCACTGCATAATCTTCCAAGTATTCTTTTTCTACCTTTTGTCGACGCGACAGCAAATTGGTTGCTGCCTCCCTAGAGAGAAAGTAGAATCGCCCACTACAGTATTTCGTTTGTAGGATAGGCAAGTACTCTGGTAGTTCAGGATGAATCTTGTGGTATTGGGAAAGATATTTGTGCTTGACGTCCACTATAAATCCCCCGTAATGGATTCGTCGCGGCACATCTTTGTTTAAAATACCTTTCAAAATATCAAAAAAGCGGTCGTTCACCAAAATTTGGTCGTCGTCCGTCTTGAAGAGGTAGTGGATAGAGGGAAATGACTGTAATATAGCGTCGTAGGCAGCCATCACCTTTTTCGGTAACGAGTTGTAGTCGTCTGGCACTTTTACCCATAGAACGCGGTTGTCTTCGTCCAAGCGGTAGTTGGGGGCGAGCCCTTCGTCCCCAATGACGTGATAGTAACGAATATAACCAGGCAACTTTGGTATCCAAGTTCTTTTCTGAAAGAGGGCCTTCTTTAAGTACTTTTTGCAATTCATTATAAGAAGGATAAACGGTTGGTCGTCCATCAGTATAACACATTCACACTTGTTGTGTTTAAATTGTTTAGCATATTTTTTACATATTATATTATACATTCAAGACAGATACTCTTCTACACGATGTTGGTTATCCTGATTTTGGCAAACGATGACCGTCTATACCCTCAGATGCAGGAACGTTGGCGTAGCTATATGCATCTTCATCCTCGCATAAAATCGTATTTTATTAAACTGCGTCCTCAGGCACCGGCTGAAATCGTGGGGGACACAATTTATGTACAAGGGGATGAATCCTATGTACCAGGATGTCTGTTGAAGACTATCAAGTCTATCGAGCACTTACTCACTGTGAATGAACCATTCCAGTTTGTTTTCCGCACGAATCTATCTAGTGTGGTGGAGTTGAATGCTCTGTACCATGTTTGCACCCAAGACAATGTCGACTGTGCAGGCGTTATCGGTTACTTGCACAACCAAGCATTTCTCTCTGGCGCAGGCATGTTGTTGAGCAGAAAGGTATGTCAGGACCTTGTTTGCAACCAATCCACTTTGGAATATCGAGTCATAGACGATGTTTCTATTGGCGAGTTTTTGCGAAGAAAACAGTATAGTATGACACCATTGAGACGATTGGATGTGTGTTGTTATGAGCACAGTCCTCAGGACATCAATGCACACATGTTGTCGTCTCATTATCATTTCCGATGCAAATCAGAGACAGACCAAGCGCGGACAATTGTGCTGATGGACCGTGTGATTGGGTTTTTGTACAAGCAAGGGAATACGAGTGCTTAGATATATATATATATATTATATATTATATATTATATTATATATTATAGTAACACAGTAACACAGTAACACAGTAACACAGTAACACAGTAATATATAGTAAAGGAAACCCTCAGTAGAGATTTATTTAGCTTGTTTATCCATTTTGCGTCCACAAATCCAACACCTGCTGAAAACGTTCTTCGTTGCTGTCATCCACATCACCCAAGAGCTGCACTAGCCTCTCAGGCGAAAACACTGCTTGAATCTTAGGAAGGCGCACACGCGTCCACAACCATGCTCTCAGCTTGGACTTCATCTTCAAACTGTAAAACAGGAACCGAAACCGAGAGACCTTGCGAGTGTTCGTGAAGTAATTCGTCACTTTTCCATTTATTTCACATATTTCCATAATGGTTTCGTAGCCTGGATTGTTGTTCACAATCAACCGAGTCAACCGTTTGCATGGTGCGAAATCCGGTATAGTCGTCAACCCACACCACTCACTGTGTAAACACCGGACCCGAGTACCAAGGCTTTCAGGCAACGCATACAATGGATTGAAGGAGCATACCAGAACCTCCAATGTGGGAGGTAGATGAGGAAGATAGTGCAAGTCATTCGATTTGCAGGAAAGATATTTCAAGAAGTATGGGAGTGGGGGCAACTTGTTCAGGTGGTTGTTTGTGCACTCCAACTTTTCAAGGCATTCATTGAGTGCTGGTAAGCTAGTCAGGTCATTGTTTCGACAGTCGAGAATCAACAATGGTTCATGCAGGTTCGGCAGTTGCTTCAGGCGGTTGTTGCGGCATTGCAAGAAGACCAAAGCAAAGTTCAATGGTGGCAGTGTGGTCAGTTCATTGTATGCACAATTGACATCCTTCATCCAGTCACCCCATAGTGGCAACTCAGTGAGATGGTTTCCGCTGCAGTTCAGTCGCCGCAAGTAAGGTAATGTGTTGCGCAAATCGGGCAATTTTGTCAAAGCATTGTCTGAACAGTCCAGTGATTCGAGTTGGGTGAATCGCGACAAATCAGGCAGCTCTGTCAATCCTCGTTCGTGTAAAAAGATGGCCTTTTGGTCGGCAGGGAGTGAATCTACGTATTTTTGGGCGTCCTCCATTTATGTATTTAGGTATTTAGGTATTTATGTATTTACGTAATGTGGTAGTAGGAGGGGGGGAGAGGCGGTAATTGATTTATGACATTTCCTTGAAAACAAAGCCTTTCAAATTATATTTTGTTGTAAATATTTCTTTATTTTATTTGTATTTATTTTTGCATTACTAGGATTGCGCAAAAAAAAAATACTTAAAGAGACAAACGGATATATTTTATACGTCACATCATGGATACTATTGGGCGAAAATTCAACCTCTTACTACGTAACGCTTGCCCAGGCAACAATTCCGTGGATATTTGTGAGCATTTGCCCACATTGTTTCGCTACGCAATGGAATGTGATAGTGTCTTCGAAACGGGGGTGCGAGGATGTGTTTCGTCATGGGCTTTTCTGTTGGGACTGTTAAAAGGAAAAGAGGGAAGCAAGAGGCTGTTACTCAATGACATCAGCGAGTGTGACGTGGCTGAACTGGTCGATGTCAGCAAAAGGTTCTCGTCTCTTCAAGTGGAGCATAAATGGCAAAACAACTTGACACTGACGTTTGACGACGATACTCGGTTTGACCTTACGTTTATTGACACATGGCATGTGTATGGACAATTGAAACGTGAACTCAGCAAGTTCTCGACAATAACCAACAAGTACATTATCATGCACGACACCACCGTAGACGAAATATTTGGTGAAACCATACGAAACGGTTGGAACGCTGTAGAGCAAAGCAGGCAAACCGGTATTCCGGTCAATGAAATAAACAAGGGTCTGTGGCCGGCAATAGAAGAATTTTTACAGAACAATCCGGAATGGTGTCTCAAGGAACGTTATACAAACAACAATGGGCTGACCATTCTCGCGCGTAAGGAATAGAGAATCTTGGAGCTACTCATTTTATTTCATTTTATTTCATTTTATTTCATTTTATTATATTGTATTGATAATGAAGATATACAATATATTAAAGACACCCATTGAATATCAAACAAACAAACAAATATATAACAAATTGAGAAAATGAAATTGACCACCGTAGTTTCATGTGTCAACGAGAACCCAAACTATTATTTGTTTATCCCGAAACAGATTCTTTTCTGGAAGATGTTTGGCATCCGCTTTGTTCCGGTGTTCGTCGGCAACGAATTGCCTGTTGCGTTACAAGAGTATGCAGCACACATTGTGCTTTGGAATCACAATTTAGACCTCAATACCGCATTTGTTGCCCAAAATCTGCGTATATACTATCCTGCGCTCTTAAGCCTTCCCGACGACGAATTGGTCATGATTACGGACATGGACATGTTGCCCACCAGAGCGACCTATTATTGCTCGGAGTTAGAACACTATGGCAAACAAGATTTCTTGTACTACCGCAGTGTAGACCACGCAGTAAAGCAAATATACATGTGTTACAATGCTGCACATCCGTCGGTTTGGCAAACGGTATTCGGTGTGCGAACCGCAGAACAGATAGCCAACGTGATTTATGCAACCTATGCTCGTTCATACACCGGTGTCCCTGGGTCCAAGGAGTGGTTCATTGACCAAGAAGTCATGTACCAGAAACTGATTCAGTACCCACACCTCAAGGTGTTGAACCGACCACTTCGGCGTTTGGAAGTCAGCGAATACAACTATTTACTGTTTACTCTTCACAAGGAGCGCTTCACGGAAGAATATGACGATGTGCATTTCCACCGAAGCTTCACAGACAACCGCATCATCATCGACAACTGTGAATTTCAGTTACGCATGCGCCGCAAGAAGAAGGTTCTCACCTTTTGCTTATGGGGTAGCAATCCCACCTACAATGTGGGCACCATTCGCAACGTCGTCGATGCCAAGAGTTTCTATCCAGACTTTGAATGCTGGGTCTACGTGCATCCTCACTCGGTGCCACAAGCAACCATTGACGAACTAAAAAGGCACACCAACTGCCGTCTAATCTATAAATATGGTGACGTGCACAATGAAACCTGCAAGCCGCGAATGTGGCGGTTCGAGGCCATCGACGACCACAGCGTAGAGGTGATGTTACCCAGAGACACAGACACGCGCTTCACCCAGCGCGAAAAAGTGGCAGTGGAGCAATGGTTGAACAGCAATTTGCCCTTTCACATCATGCGTGACCACCCCCATCACGATTTCTGCATTTTGGCCGGAATGTTTGGCACGAGGAAGCTACCGTTCATGACATCGTGGTCACGGTGTATGCAGACGTATGTGAAAAGAGACAATCGCATGTACGACCAACAATTTTTGGAGCGGCATGTATATCCACGGGTTCGCCACCTGGCAATGGTCCATGCATCGTTTTATCGGAGGGAAGCCCAAGCCACAGAGTTTCCCATTCCGTATTGTGACGAGTTCCGCTTCGTAGGGGAGTACGTATATCACGATGAGTCCAGATCGAATGAACATATTGAGATTCTGAAACAACATGCGCAAAAAAACCACTTAAAAGTATTGGAAGAAGGAAGAAAACACACATGACTGCATCCTCAATTCATCTGATTTCAACGTTTTATGTCTCTAGCTATGGGTCACTGTTAGACAGTGAAAGAACGAACGAGCTGGTTGCAGCGCTTCTTGCTAACATCGCCAATCCAGCCATCGAATTGGTCCATTTGTTTGTCGACAACGATGATTCCCTCGACGTCCTGCAAAAAGCAACCAAGAATAGTTCCAAAGTGGTGGTCATCGAGGTCGGCTTGAAACCCAAATACAGGGATTTTTTCTTGTACATTGTTCGTAACTTGAAAAACCACGTGTGTATGATAGCCAATGCCGACATTTATTTGCTGGATTGTGAGGACGCCCTCATAGACCAATTACATCATGCGAAATGGATGTATTGTTTGACCCGGTACGAATACGATATGACCCATCCCTTGATGAACAACTACTCTGGCAGTCATGATTGCTATCTCTTTCATTCGTCTCACCTCGATGAGACCATTGTCGAAAGTGTACACGTGGACCATTTCCAAAATTATCCAGGTATAGAATCCCACATCATCAAAGCATTTTGCGACGCGGGCTTTGTAGCCTTGAATCCGTGTACACAAGTCCGAATCGTTCATTTGCATCGTACTCAGTTGCGAAATCATGGCGAATGGATTGGTTTGCATGAATATGGAGACATGGAAACCCATCGCGCTGCGTGTTGGTGGGTCCCTCCGGTGGCACTGTCGAGGAGATAAAACAACGAAAACAAAGTAAAGAAGACAACAATTTAGTTAACAATCGCTTAAAAAATACTTAAAAACCTATACATTAAGTATTTTATATGACGCAGACAACAGTGACCTTTTCCAGTTGTTTCTACATGATTCACTCTAAATTTCCTGCAAAAAAATATCTCGAATGGATGAGCAATCTATTCTCAATTGTCCACAACTTTTATTTGGTCTTGTACACAGACGAGAGAACATTGCCCTATATTGTAAACCAAGTTGGTGCGGTCAATTCACGCATCAAAATCATTGTGAAACCACTGGACAAGTTCTACAATTATCGGTATAAGGAGTATTGGATACGCAACCATGCAGAGAACTTTTCCCTCAACGACAAGAGTGGATGGGAATTGAACATGTTGTGGGCAGAGAAGGTGCATTTTGTTCGAGAGACCGTCGACCAACGCTATTTCGAGACGAATTATTACGGGTGGTGTGATATTGGGTACTTTCGCAACCGTCCTGCACAAGACATGCCCACTTCTCTCTTGCAAAGTTGGCCAAATGCAATGAAAATGAGCCGGTTGAACCCAAACAGGATTGTCTATGGATGTGTCAACAACGACAATGGCTACATCGATGCATTGATACAACGTGTTCGCAACAAACGGCCAGATGGCCTGCCAGTGCATCCCATCCCCCCGTCACAGACCTCCATTGCGGGTGGGTTTTTCTTGGTGCACCAGGAAAAGATATCATGGTGGGCAGACCTCTTTGACCGCACATTGGCGTCGTATTTTCAAAATGGATACCTGGTGAAAGACGACCAAATAATTTTAGCGGATTGTATCTTCACTTCCTTAGAACACTTTGCTCTGTTTAGAGAATCAGTGGTTCCCTTTGACAATTGGTTCATGTTTCAGCGAATTTTAAACTAAGCTATAGTATAAACAAGGATAATAACAGAGAGTACATGATGTCCAACCATGCAGCAGACCTAGATTGTATTAGCATTGTGATGCCTGTTTACAATGGCATTGAATTTATGCACGAATCCGTTCAGTCAGTACTTGCGCAAACTCATCCTAGATGGGAGCTGGTGATTGGGGTTAACGGTCATCCACCTAATTCAGACGTATATCGTATGGCCGAGGTATATGAAGAGGTGGACAAACGCATTCGTGTGGTCGACATGCATATGCTAAAAGGTAAATCCGTTACATTGAACGAAATGGTACGACACCATTGTTCGCACTCATATGTTGCTCTTTTGGACGTAGACGATGTATGGCATTACCGAAAATTGGAACTGCAAATACCCTTTCTTCTCTCCTCCTATGATGTTGTAGGAAGCAACTGCATTTGGTTTGGTGACATCGAAGGAGTGATTCCTCGTATTCCTGTCCAAGACATTTCAGAGTTTCATTTTGCCACGGTCAATCCCATCATCAATTCCAGTGCGGTTGTGCGCAAAGAGCTGTGTGGGTGGAGTGAAGAGGGACTGGACGGTGTGGAGGACTACGATTTATGGCTGCGTCTAAGGAAATCCAACCATCGGTTCTACAACTGTCCCGAGGTTTTGGTCAAACATCGCATTCACCGCAATTCAGCGTTCAATGCAAAGGGAAACCATGATATGGTGACTCCGTTGTTACGAGCACATGGTTTCTTGTAAAAAAAAAAGACAATGAAATAAAAATAAAAATAAAAATAAAAATAACAA